GCGGTAATGTGCTCGGCATTGCGGCGGCGGCTGGCAAACCAGATGGCTGGTACACTGCCGGGATGGTCAAACGAACCAATACCAACGAGCACCGGCTTATCATCGGTCACGTCGGCGCGAATCTGACGTTGTACGCGCCTTTTTCGGGGATTTCATTTGGGGAGGCGGTGCAGATTTTTGCAGGTTGCGATCACACGATTGAAACCTGCGATACCAAGTTTGGTAATTCGACCAATTGCAGCGCGTGGAATGCGGTTCCCTTGCGAAATCCAGTGACCCAGAAGATTGCCGGATGATTCCTGATGCCATTTCCCATTGCCGCACTCATCATCGCTGGAATTAGCTTTCTCGGTCAGTCTCTTCTTGCTCCCAAACCAAAATTCTCCAAACCAAAAGAATCCGGGCTGAATGACTTTGATGTCACAACGGCGGATGAAAAGCGTCCCATCGCCTACATTGCAGGCAATGTCAAAGTTGCGCCGAATATCACTTGGTATGGCGATCTCATCAACACGGCGATCACGAAGCACGTGGCGACCTCTCCCCTGAGTGGCACGCGGCAAACGCTGGGCTATCGCTACAATCTGGGCTGGGAAGCAGGTCTGTGCTTCGGCCCGCAGGTCAAGTGCAAACGCATTACCTACGATGACAAAGAAATCTTCAATGGCGCGTTGCTGGGGATTCCGGCGACGACAACGATTTTGCAGGAAAACCTGTTTGGCGGCGAAGGCGAAGAAGGCGAAGGCGGCATCAATTGGGTGCTGGATTTCTATTCGGGCGATGGCGCGCAGCCGGTGAATGCGTACATGCAATCGCGCGTCACGCCCTACGCCGCGCACAACAACGTGTGCTATGTCGTCTCGCGCGGGCCGTCGTCGGGCGTCATCCGGGACGGCTCTGGCAAGTATTTATCGGGAACAGGATACATCGGCAAGGCGCTACAGATGCGCGAACTGGCGTTTTTCCTGGAACGATTGCCGGCCACAGTGAATCCCTCAAAAGCCGTCATCGGCTCCGATGTGAACCCAGTCGAAGTGCTGTACGAGTTGTTCACGTCAAAGCTCTTCGGCGGAAAGATTGCATCATCACGATTGAAAACGGATTCGTGGCTGGCGGCGTCGAATACGCTCTACAACGAAGGCTTTGGCATTTCAGTGAATTGGAACAATCCGGGCGGCGTCGAAGAGATGATCCAACAGATCGTGGATACGATTGATGGCGCGATCTTTATGGATTACAGCACGGGCTTGATTGATATAAAGCTCGTGCGCAACGACTACGACGCCAACACGCTGCGTGTCTTTGATCGCTCCAATTCCACGTTTGAAAGCTTCTCGCGCGGCTCGTGGGAAGAAACGATCAATCAGCTTGATTACGAATTCATCAGCCGCGCCGACGACTACAAATCAATGCCTGATGTGCAGCATGAGTTGGCGAATTTCAACATTCGCGGCGTGGTGGAATCGGGCAACAAAGATTACAAATTCATCTATGAACGCGCGCTGGCCAGCAAATGCGCCTTGCGGGATTTGCGCGTTCTGGCGCTCCCGCTGGCCAAAGGGCGCTTGGTTACGAATCGCACCGGCTCGCTGGTCTATCCGTCCGAACCCATCAAAATCAATTGGCCGGAATACGGGTTGGACAACAAAATCTTCCGCGTCGCCAAATGCAATTACGGCAGTTTGAAAGATGGTCGCGTGACGTTCGACGTGATCGAGGATGTGTTCAGCTTTGGCGCGCTGGCGTACAACGTGGTAGGAGGCTCTGGCTGGACGGCTCCGACGACGACGCCGACAGCGGCCACGCTCGAAAAGGTCTTCGAGCAACCCTATTGGTTCCACAAAACCGACGAAAATCGCCCCGTGTCGCTTGTCGCTTCGCCCGGCGGTGGACAACTGAATCACGATGTGTACGCTTCGACGGATGGCGGCGTGAATTACACGTTGCTGCAATCTGAGGCGCTGTTTGTTCCCGTCGGTCAATTGCTCGGCAACTATCCGGCGACGACGGATTACTTCGACGCAATGGGCTTTGAATTGTCTGAGGTGTCGCTATTGTCGTCGGTGCTGGACGTGAACCCGAACGACATCAAAAACGGGCAAGGGCTGCTCTGGTTTGAGGACACGAACGAAATCGCAGCGTTTGAGGACATCTCTTACAACGCCATCACCGGACGCTATCAAATCGCGCGCGTCTGGCGTGCCGTGCTGGATACCTTGCCGCAAAGCCACCTGACGGGGGAGCGCGTGTGGTTCATTTCATTGGGCGGCGCTTTCCCGAATCAGGCGTATGCCGATGCGGTTGCGATCAAACTCAAACATCCAACCCGAAGCGTGACGGGCGTGCTGGATTTAGGCGCAGCGACCGCGCGCGATCTGACCTTCAATCAAAACCGGTCTGAGCGCCCCATTCCACCAGCGGACTTTCAAATCAATGGCTCCGCCAATCCTTCTGGCGTGGCAGGCGATTTGAACCTGTCATGGAAGCATCGGGATCGCACACAGCAACCCGAAGTCCTTCAACAAACGTCGGCCAATGTCGGCCCGGAAGCGGGCGTGACCTACACGCTGCGGTTCTACAACGCGGGCAATACGCTCATTCGCACGGTCACAGGACTGACCGGAACTTCGTACCAATACACCGCCGCGCAGGAATACATTGACAATGGAAGCGCGACGAACAGTTCCTTGCGAATCGAGTTGGAGGCGGTGCGCGGCTCATTCGTGAGTTTGCACAAGTGGAATAAGACGATTTCGCGGCTCGGACTCGGTTACAGCATCGCGTACGATCAGGATTATTTCTAATGCCAGCATCAACAGAACCAAATTTCGGGATCAAGCATTCGTGGGCGGTCGGCGAAAGCTACAAGCCGGAGATGGACGCCAACTTGAAGAAGCTGGGCGCGCTGTTTTTCTGCTCGGTCAAGAACGCGACCACGACCGCCCAGCCTGGCAGCCCCGCCGAAGGAGATCGTTACATCGTCGGTGCAGGTGCAACCGGGGCTTGGGCTGGCAAGGACAATCAAATCGCCGTCTTTGCCAATACCGCGTGGTTGTTTTATGTGGCAGCAAAGGGCTGGCTGGTACGGGACGAATCTGTTGCAATTGGCACGGCGGGATGCTTTAAGACCTTTGATGGAACGGATTGGGTCAATGCGGATTTCGGTAACAGTGCCGCGTCCCAGCCCCTCGACGCCGACCTGACTGCGTTGGCTGGACTCTCTACTACGGGCGTGCTGAAACGCACTGGCGCAGGCACCGCGGTGGCAGCGGCGATTGTGAATGCAGATATTGACGCAGCAGCAGCCATCGCACTCAGCAAACTGGCGACGATTACGGCGAATCGCGCGGTTGTGAGTGGCACGGGCGGCGTGATCGAAGCCGCAACGGCGACGAGAGATCAGGTGAACGCGCTGGCAGGTCGGACGGCAACGCGGGTGGGCTTTTTCGACGGCAGCGGATTGTTTACCGATAGCGCCAATTTGGTATTTGATAACACGAACGTGCGTTTTGGTGTGGGGGGAGTACCTGCCGGAACAATTCATGCGCAGAAATCAAGCACGCCAGATTTGCGATTGACTGAAACGGGTTCTTCGTACGTTGCGCGTTGGGGCGTTAATAACGGTTCCGGCGGCGTCTTTTTCTCATCAGGGGGCCACGCCTCAAATCATATCACATTTTGGCCTGGGGATAGTCAACCCACCGCGCTGTTCCATCAGAATAAAGGGACTCTTTTCGCCGGGAATGTAGCTGGGCTAGCGCCTGCCGCACAAATAGATGTTCGCGCAAACGCATCAGGCGTGATCGGTGTATTAATTCGAGCCGCCGCTGCACAGACTTCCAATCTCAGGGAGGAACAGGATTCGGCGACTAATATCTTGAGCGGGCGCAACGCGAAGGGTAAAGAACTGCTTGACGGCACATTGACTGCGGGCGGGACAACTGGCGCGCAGACGATCAATAAGCCAGCCGGTTCGGTCAACTTCGCCGCCGCCGCGACATCGCTAGTTGTGACATGCGATCAGGCGACAACGACGAGCATTATTCAAGCATTCGTCCAAACCAACGACGCTACGATGAAAAGCGCGGTGGCTGTGCCTGCATCTGGATCATTCACGATCTACCCTGATGCCGCCCCGACATCTGAAACCAAAGTCAGTTTTATTATTACAGAGGTTGTGTAGGGAATTTTATGAGCAAAAAGTATATCAATTTCACATTTGAGGTTTTAGATGCTCCTTATCTTGAAGGCGGGAAGCAGGTCGCCAATCAAGACACGGAAATTTTACAATTCGCGCAATGGCTAGGATGGACAGGTAAGAAACCAGATCAATATGCGCCAGAGTTTTGCCCCTTCGTTATCATCCCAGCGGGCGATCCTGATGCGGCAGCAATCGAAGCGGAATGCAAGGGGCGCGGGCAGGGGTGTATTCGTGAAGAACTGCTCAGCGCAGGCGATGCGGCAGTGATCGAAGCGGAAAACACACGGCGGGCCGCCGCGTATGATATGGCCTGCAAAATCGCAGAAAACCCGGCATTTCTCGTCGAAGATGCTTGCGCGCTCAACATCTTACAGTCGTATTTAAACCAACGATTGCAAAATATTCCGCCCGCGCTCCACAGCACCTTTGCCAAGCAGTTCAACGACGAATACGAAATTGCGTGATAAAACCCGGCACGTTTGTGATGTGGCAATTCTGTGCCGTCGCTAATTTCTTTGATTAAGCAACCAAGGCAGGGAAGATGAGTTTTAAGCGGTTGTAAATTGCGATATTAAAAGCCCTTGCGCGCTATTGCATCCGATGCAAAAAACAAGACGTAAGGGCTTTTAACCAGTGGGTCGCAGGTTCGAGTCCTGCTCGGCTCACCACTAAAATCAAGCACTTACGGGCAGTCTTCGGATTGCCCGTTTTGTGTTTGTGGCAGAATTGTGCCGCGACTTTTGCGATTAAAATGGAATCTCGGCATCGGGATCAAAGAGCGAATTAGTCTGAACAATCTCTTCTTCGGCTATGGATTCTTCTGATGGCTCCTCGCTCTCATATTGGAATGCGGGCAGAGTGGCAATACCTCCGATGGCGTATCCCCCGGAAGTTCCCTTCCAATACAAATCCTCTTTTACCCAAGAGCAATTTCGTAAAGCGTCTAACGCTGCTGCTTCATTCCAGTGTTCGACTTCGTATTCATAATTGTCTCGTTGAGCGCCGAATCGAAAACGATCAGGGACTTCTAGCCAGGGGCACTCGCTAAGTTCTTCCCCGATACCTGCCTGGTTAACTGTCTCCAGCAGTTGCTGGACATATTTCAGGAGATTGGCTGGAAGCAGTAAGCGTATTTCGTTGCATTCTGAGTGACTGGGAGAGCAGGGCAGTCCAAACTTGTTTAGTCCCAGTATGGAAAGAGATTGAATGCTGGAGATAAATTGCTCGGCGAGGGGAATGGTATTGGAGTATGCCACCATCCATCCGCCGCGCCGGGACGCTTCCGCGTACTCTTCTTCTTTGCGTTTTATATGCGCCAGGTAAATAGGCAACAGGAGACAGATTTCTGAATGCAATGCCTGAGAAAGCAGATGATACTTCATGGATTTAGCCTTGGCCGACATCATTCAAACTGGCGATGCTCGATCCTCGTCGCTTCCGGCGGTGTCGTCGAATTGATTTACAGCCCTTGTTTCATCAAAGGATGCTTTTGCGCTTCCTCGTAATATTCACTCAGCTTTTCCGCCTTGATGATTGTGTTGACAGCTTCGGAGATGCGAATGCACCGCGCCGAAATGCGCGACATCAGGCGAGGAATCAAGCTCAGGATCAAAGCCGCTTCTTGAATATGCTCCTGCCGTTCTTCTTCGCTCAGATTATCCCAGCGGGGACGATGGAACCCCGGTTGCGCATCGTACAGATTGCGTGCGAACCAAGAGGTGTCCGTCTCTTCGGTGTTGCCGTCGAGCGAATAGCCTTCGTTGTGCATTTCGCAGCGAATCGCATCAAGGGCATAAAATCGCGCGATGCGAGACAGGAATCCTGCATCGTCTTCCAGAAAAGTTTTGTCGTGATCTCTATAATTGTGTGCCATAAAAATTCCTCATATTGTGCGGCTCAATTACATGTTAGGCTGCTTCAAGTGTTCCGCATTGCTGCGCGTACTTGAGAAAGTGATGAACCTTGTGTTGCTTTTCTGTCAGCAGAACAGGCTCCACACTGAAATCCACTCCGGTTTCAATTTCGATCATTTGCAGCACAGCAATCAAGTCATTCAATTCCTGCTTGATGCGATAAGAATTTGATAATTGCTGCCCTGGCTCGATCTCGGAAAGGCCGAATCGCAACGCCTTAGAAAGCCGCTGAGCCACTTCATTGCATTCCTCAGCGGCAATAATCAATAAATGCTCTTTTCTGTTCATAGACACCTTTCTAACGCCGTGTTAGACAGCACTAGCATATATCCCTTCAGCGACGTACTCGTGTAGGAACCAGCTTTTGCCATTAATCGTAAGTTCTTCATTGAATTCATCGGGTGACAACTTGTGACGCTTGCCTTCCGATTCGCAGAGGTAGATGTTGAAATCTGAGACAACATAGGCATTTGTATCGCCTTCGACCTTGCCCCATTCTTCATAGAAATACTCGCGTCCATCAGGTAATTGACAGAAGCCCTCGAAACCGCACTCTGTATCAAGTAATGGTGGGTACATATCCCTCCAAGTTTCCAATCGCATCCACAATCTTTTGCGCGCGCTTCTGAATGTCGTGCAGCACGACTTTATGAGCATCAATCTTGTTATCCCGGACGATTCGATATGCTTCGGCCAACTCCCCGAAATTCCACGATTCCAGTTTGACACCTGCGGCTTGCTCGAAACTGGTAATCCGTTTTTGCAGCCCGTCAATCACATATTGCTGCGCCTGTTGCCCAGCCTTGCGCCCTTCCTCGTACCCTTCTTGTCGCACGCGATCCAATTCTCGCTGCGGGTTTAATTGCTCCTGTGCCTGGCGCAGCAAAGAGGCAAGGAAACTGCGCGGCATCGCAATGGCTTCGTTTTTGGGCGCTTCGACGATGACCTTCAGTTTACCACCGGCAACTGCCAGCAGACCCCAAGTTTCCGGCAATTCGCCGGGTTGCACGATGGATTGATCGCCAACGACCAGCCACCAATAGTCACAATAGTTGAAGAACCGTTCGGCCTTGCGCGGTTGCTTGAGTTCTTTTTGCCAATCCGCGCGCGACACCTTCAGTTCAAAGCCTGCCGTCCAAAGTCCCCGCGACGGCCAGAGCGAAATGCAGAACGCATCGGCTGTGCGTTGCTTGAGGCTGCCGGTGGCATCGGGCAATTCCTCAAAATAGGCGTATTGATCGCGCGGGTAACGAGCGCGCAACAGGTTTTGCAGTTCATTTGTTGCAACCATTAAGCTCTCCGTTTCGTTCGTTCGTCTTGTTCCTGTTCACCGTACCGCTCCAACGCTTCGACCGCGCGCCTGACCTGTTCTTCGTTGATGTGAACGTATTGGCGAGAGGTTGTGATGTTGGCGTGACCGAGCACCTTTTGCAGCGTGAAGGCATCGCCAGCGGTCAATTCGGCCAGCCTTGTAGCGAAGGTGTGCCTCAATTTGTACGGCGTGATGTTTTGCTCGTAGCCGTCGCCACTCAGCCCAGCTTCTTTGACCGCCGCCCGAAACGCTTTGTTGAATCGCTGCATGGGCTTGTTTGGATTGCGCGGCGTCGAAAACAAATACGGGCTGCCTTTTTCCTGTGCGTCCGCAACCAATTGATTGACGATCTCGGCGGCGCTGTTGTTCAGGGGCACACAGCGTGCCGTGTTGGTTTTGGTGTTTTCGATTTTCAGGCGACGACCAATCAAATCTACATCGCTGATTTGCAATTTCAGGAGTTCAGACGGGCGCAATCCTGTTTGCAAATTCAAGGCGACGATGAACGCCAGGTGCTTCCGACGTCCGACCAGGTGATCGAAGAGCCGTTCCTCTTCCTCTTTGGTCAGCACGCGGTACGGGCGGCGTTCGACAGTGAACTTTTCGACGCTTCGGCAAGGATTCTTGCGAATGTCCCACGCCTCATTGGCCATCGCCAGCGTGAACATTTTGCTCAGCACTTCCAAGTGCCGATTGATGGCAGATTTCGTAATCGGCTTGCCCTTCGGCGTGATGACGCGCAATCGCTCAATCTTGAATCGCTCGATGTCGAACGGGGCAATTTCGTGCAATCGCTTGTCGCCGAAGTGCTGCACAAGCACGCGACAATGATACTCGTCGGTTTTCCAGCTTCGCTTGTTGCCTTTGGCCCAAGCCAAATATTCGGGCACGAAGTCGCGCAGCGTGGGCGGTGTGGGCGTGCCCCATTGTTGATTGTGTCTCTCTTCGATGATTCGGCGCTCGGCATCCAATGCCTGTGCTTTGTTGCGCGCCGTTTTGATCGTGCGGCGCACGCGCGCACCGTCAATCGTAATGTCTACGATCCAGGTGCCGGAGTCTTTTCGCTTGTAGACAGCCATAGTGGTTGGTGGTCAGTGGTCAGTTGTCGGCTCGCTTGCCAGTTTGCATTATTTTATTTGCGCTTCAGTCGTCAGCTTCAAGTGGCCCCCTAACCCTAAATGCCGGGTCATAATTTGAATCGTTCACACGGGCAATGCCCGATGAAGTCATTGATCCAAGCGCTGCAATCACCTTGTTCATCGTGCGATGAGCGGGGATGCTCGCACACGCACAATTCCTGCTCGTGTTCTTCGGCAAGAATTTGCGCCAGACATTTTTTGTGTAGATAAAACCCTTTATGAATTTCATATTTCCGAGAGTTCAAAGGCTTCTCGCAGTGATCGCACCAAAAGCTCATAGTCTTACTCCTCGCAGAATCTCGACAGCTTTTTGCAGCTTCAAAAATAGCTCGTGAGTGCCGCCAGTGTCAGGATGGCATTTGCGCGCGGCTTCTTTGTAGGCCGCGTCCAATTCCTTCACGATGGCGTGCGGGGGATAGATGCAATATTGCGCAATGAAATTGGCGGCATCTTGCGGGGTTAGGATGTCACTCGAAGCCGGTGGCAACGCTGTCCAGCCACGATACTGCTCGCCCTTTTTGCTGCATCCGTAGCGATCCACTTTGCGCAAGGCTTCGAGCGAAAGCGCGATGGCGCGGAGATTATCTTGCCATTTATCAAAGGTGTCGCAGGGTATCTGCACCGCGCCGTGCTTACCGGTGAAACTGAGAATCACGCCGGGTTGTGTAGGGCGGGCGTCGGCATACGGAGTGCCATCCAGTTTAATCTGTCCGAAGCCCAGCCAAAGATGAATAAAGATGTCGCGCGCATTCAGTTTGCTCAATTCACCTCGCAACAATTCCATTGTTTGCGTGTAGGTAGAATCAAAGCGGCTGCGTTCGCGGAAGGCCGTTGGCTTCGTGGGCCACTGTTCGATGGGTTTGAATTTGATCTGCATTTGCATTTCCTCGAATAGGGATAACGTTGTTTGGCGCGACCGCTGGAACTGCGACCGACGACGGCGCAATGTCGGGTTGGCGCGCGATCCACGCATCAATGGCGGCGCGGCTGAACAGCAACGTGCCGCCGAGTCGTTTGCCGGGCAGCGGGTCGTTAGGGCGCTTGCTCAGTCGGTAGATATTGGATGGGCTGCAACGTAGCAACTCGGCGGTTTCTTCGGCATTGAGATAATCACGAATGTTCATAAATCTTTCTCCCAGTCGTCTGGCATAAGCGTCGTCACGACATCGGTTTCGCCTTCGGTTAACGTCCAGAACCCTTGTTGACCTCTCACATAAACAGGCGACGAGAGTTTCCAGATGTGGTCGAAGACCCACATAAACCGCCCAGATTCATACAGACCAAACGCAAATTCCGGGCTATTTCTCGGAGGAACTGCTTCAGGGTAATCGTCCATTGACAGGCACCGATTCAAATTACCGACAGCAATGATTGCGCCAAGCGGCAATTCATCAATGTTCAAATACGCTTGGCTTAACGGTTCCCAAAACATGGAGGAACGCGCGAGGTAGCGCAGGTCTACGTCCCATTTTTTAGCGGCATGAATGGCAACAAGTCCGCGATAATTCGTCGGCCAGTGTCTGGTTTCAATCTTCTTGGCGTTTAGTGCCATTAGAGACGCCCAAGGCTGCCAAAGTGAAATCGCCTTCAGAGGTTTCATAAGTTTCTCTCCTTTGGTTCGATGAACTTCCAGCCCAACAAATCGAAGACGCTTTCCTCAGTCGGCGTCGGCACGATCTGGCCTGCCGCATCGTGAACAAATCCGTCGTAGACAGGCAGATTCTTTTGATAGCGTAAGGCGGTCACAACGCGCTTGGAGAAGTCGGCAGACCCTGTGCGAATGAGGTATTGAATGCCCCAGTTGTCGGCCTCGACCAAAAAGATGTCGAGCGGGATTTTCTTTTCGATCAGACCGCGCCAGTATTTTCCGTCCGGTCGAATATGCCAGGGCAGCACAACATCAATAGCAGGGCGAATCCATTGCACGCTCGTCTGCCAGTCTTGCGCCTCAAATAAGTCATTGCGCTGCAATGAAGTTCTTTCGCCAAATAAAGTCGTGTTCCATTTCCGCTTAGTGAGGCACACGATTTCGATGTCACCGACAATCTCTTTTTCGCGGCGGATCGAACCGGCGACGGCGATCCGCTCGCAGTACGGCTGCATCTTGACGAGCAATTCACCCGCGAGCCATTGAGCTTCATCGAGAGGCAAGGAAATCTTCATTATTCTCTCCCATTCAGCATCGCAGTCAGCATCGCCAGGGCGCGGCGCAGTTCGGGAATGCTCTGACCGTTACTCAGCAACATCGTGTCGCCTTCCTCGTAAAGAATGCTGAACTGGATCGCGGCTGGCGTTTCAATCACGACTGCCGCTGGAACAAACGACGCGGCGGGCAGGGCACGAGGTGCGGGCGTTGCTGGTTGTGCGCTCGGTTCCGCTTTCAGCGAACCGTTTTGCTTCGCTAATTTTGCTGCATTTGCTTTTTTCGAGCGAGCTTGGAAAAACGCGCGCTTCTCTTCTTCGCTCGCAAAATTCGGAATTCCTCTTGGCATAATGGTCTCCAATGATGATGACTTCAGCAGTTCAATAACAGCACCGGACTGCGGAAGAAGGTGTGATAAGGCCGACAAGCTCAGCGAGCCGGTCAGTAGATACTGCCGCGAGCGCAACCGCTCCAGACAGTCAAAAATAAAAGTCGTTTCGTAGCCGGTGAACTGAGCCAGGCGCGGCGTATGGGGGCCGATCTGCGTAACTGCACAACAGACGACCGCCGCGCGCACTGCCTCATCAAAGCGACCACGCCCGGCAAAGGGCGGAGTGGCAAGCAGAGCGTTTTCGATTTGGGTTAATGTGAGGCTCATTTCGTTTCCTTCGTGTGTGCGCGCAGCCATTGAATTTGCTGGCCAATACCACCCGTGCAAGGCATCAGAAAGCCCGTCTCAAACACACCNNTCTTTCCGGCAATCACCATCATGACGTCGGTCACAGGCAACAATCCGAGTTGCCGCGCCTGCTGTCGCGCTTTCTCCACCGTCACACTGCCCGGCTGCCCCAGCTTCAATTCGTACGGGTCAACGCGATCCTCCAACGCGAGCAATCCGTATTTAGCGGAGAGGATGAAGATTCGCTCCAGTGCAACGCGGGACGTGGCATACGCGAGGGCCGCCCGAAAGTACGGGCCGGTGTACAAATCTTTGGCGCGCGAGCGTTCGGCTTGTTTGCGTTGCCCGCAGGAAAGAATGACGATCACGATTCCTCCTGGTTGATTCCGGCCTCAATAGCGAGCGAGAAAATTTCCTCCCAGCTCAAGACGAAATACTTTTCGGTTTTTCGGGAATAGAGAATTGGCGAACCAGCCATCGAAGTGGACAGCTCGTATTGATTCCCCTCTTCGTCTTCGGCAGAACCAATTTTCGTCCGCAGTAATCCTGTACGTGGTTGCAGTATTTTTCCGATCATTCGTCCTCGCTTTCATGTCTGAGCGGGCAGCAATCACGGCAGGTATCACAGCCCACGTTATAGTGCGCCCAGCCAAAACATGCCTCGCACAGTTGCTGCTCGCACTCGGCGCACTGAGTGAGCTTAAATTCCGGTTCCTCGCCACATTCACTGCAATACATCACAATCCCCCTTTTGCCTTTGGTGCCTTTGCGCTGGCTGCCGCTTTCGCCTGCTTCATTGCTGCCATCAGATCGAAGCCAATCGCCGCGCACATCGCTTTGTGGTCGTCGTACGGCTTGTTCTGTCCGCCGGGCTGTGTCCACCAGTGCAGCTTGTCGGCGGCCAGCATTTGCACGACGAATGCGGCGACGGCGGCGCTCGTGCGCAGTTCTTTCAGGTGAGCTTCCAATGCGCCTTTGTGATCGCGGCTGCCAAAACTGTTTTTCTTCGGCTCCAATTCCAGCAGCTTGCCCATGTAGTCCTGGGCGCCGTTGCGTAAATTGTCAATCGTCATAGCTGCCAGCGCGCGCCAGAGCGCAAGATCGCCGTCGGCGAGTTTGTCGCGGAAGCTGGCCAGCGCGTAGGCGTGCAAGGCGACAAGGCTTTCTTTGGTCACGGTCTGGCGTATCTTTTGTGCGCGCCGGTCGTCGGCTGCGGAGGAGCTGCTGCCGGACTTGCGGTCAAGCTCGATGGAGATGTTGTGTTGGGCTTTGATGATCTCGGCGGCGGTAGCCTTCGGGACTAACCGCTTGATTTGCCCTTTTACAACAGCCAGCACTGGCTCTGGCGCGTCTTTGCCGAGCAACTGTTTCCACGAACGGTTTTTCTTGTCCTGCCAGGGCTGGTCTGCCAAATCCACATAATCGCTATTGATGAAGCCGTTCGGTGCAATTCGTTTAATTTCTTTTTCACTCAGAACCTTCAACCCTTTGGCTTCGGCGACGTCCAGTTCCCGTTGCACGTGGGCCGCGCATTTGCTGTCGTAGCATTTGCGATCCAGACAGGTATCCGTCTCGGTCACGTCGTCAAAGAGTTCTGACTGATTGCCGCTGCGTTTGGGGCAATCAAAGCAACTGCCTGCGGTTGGCACGAGCGTGACATCGCCAAGCTTAAATGGTGCTTTGTTCAGCCGAGTGAAGTAGGTTTGTTCGATGTACTGCGCCGCTTTCTTCGGGTCGGTGGCGTATCCCATCCACGTTGCCCGCGTAAACATCTCCGCGACTTCGGCCATTTGCTTTGTATCCTCCAGCCGTGCAATCGCCAGCGCCGAACCTAAGCAAAGCGTGCCTTCGTCCAATGCTTTTTTGGCCACTCCCGGCAGCGCGTTCAACCGCAACCGCTTTGTTACGGTCTTGGTCGAGTACCCACTATGCGCGGCGATGTCGGCCACGGTTTTGCCGTAGATTTTGATGCGCCGCTCAAACCAGGCGGCTTCTTCCAGCGGGGTCAAATTCTTGCGCTGATGGTTTTCGTTGAAGCGCATTTCGTCGGCGCGCTCGTCCGTGATGTCGAGTACCAACGCCGGAATGGTTTCCTTCCCGGCAGATTGCGAGGCGCGCCAACGCCGTTCGCCGTAGATGATGGTGTGCATCCCAAAAGCGCGGGCCGGAAGCACCGCAATGGTGATGTCCACGCCACGTTCCCGAATCGAAGCCGTCAACTCTTCCATTTCCGCTTCGTCAAAGTGCTTGCGCGGATTGTCGGGGCTGGGTTGGATGCGGCTCAGCGGGATTTGTTGCACCACCGTCGCAGCGTCTCGTTCACGCTCTTTTCGAGCCACAATCATTTGCATTTCGCTGTCGCTTTGGGCTTGCAGCTCCTGCGTTTCACGAGATGGAATCTCGACCACATGCCGCGCCTTGCTCTTGTTCCATTGGTCTTCCTGTTCTTGTTTGATCGCCAGTTTGATGGCATCCACTTTTTCGCCAACAAGATCAGTGGTAAAGCCGTCTGCTTTACGCTGTGCCTGGTATTTGTTGGCGGTCAAGAGCAGAGTCCACCCGTCGGGCAGTTTGAGTTTGGCGGTACTTGTTTTGGTCATAGAGTGGTTCCTCGATGTGATATTGAAGTCTGGTTAGGGCTTTGCGAGCCAATGCCCGCGCATCTTGTTTGTCGCCGTAGGCGATGTCGCAGCACGTATTTCAATTCTTGCCGCGCCTGGTCGCGTTCGGCCTTGAAGCCGTTCGCCTGCTGCACGACTTCCTGAAAATATTCGGGCCGCAGAGGTTTTTCTTTGAGACGTCGCGCCATCAGAACATCTCCACTTTGGTCATCCCGTCAGCTTCCAGTACGCGCCGCATAATCGCGCGCCCGTAATTCCCGATTTCCTTCGACCAGTGGTCAATCAGGTAATCCTTGCGCTCGTTGGCCGTGATGATGATTTGATGGTTGTAGCTGTAGGCGACGTCCAAAATATCCCACAGCGTTTCCGCCGCAAATTCCGAAGGCTTGCATCGGTGGAATTCGTCGAGAAAGACCAGCCAACGCACAGCATCGGTTTTCAGGTCTTCCCGATTCAGTTTCGGCTTACGCCCTTCGGCAAACAGGCTTTCCCGCCGATCTTCCACCAATTCGCGCACTGTGACGCCGACCGCTTCCTTGCTCAATCGCGTGACGAAACAGCATCCAACCAATCATCGTTTTGCCCGTGCCGTTGTCACCAAACAGGCAATAACTGTCGTCGGGGTGTGCCTGAATGTAAGCGAGCTTTTCGCCCTGCCCGGCATAACGCGCTGGATCAGGCGTGATCGTTTCCAGCGTGTGCATCCGGTAAATGGGCGGGATTTGCCGAAACAAATCGCTGTTCAGCAATCGCTTCAGCCGCTGTTGTTGGGTTTTGCGCTTGAGACAGCTACACGGCTTGACGCCGAGCGATTGCCCTTGTTCGCCAAAGACTGACAACCAGCCGGTATCCCTGCATCCGTCTTCGCAGTCATATACTTTTTCCAGCATCCAATTCTCGCTCTTTTCGCGCAGGCGAATGGCCGCTGCCTTCAGTGCTGGATTGTCTCGTAAAGCTTCCATTTATCCCCCGATTTTGATTGGCGATCCAAGACGAAAACAAATTCGCCAGGAATCGCACTTGCGGCAACTCTTTCTCGGCTGTGAACCGCTTCACGTCCGCCAGCGTGACCGGCGAACCGCGTATGGTTTTGGCGGCCATCTGTTCGATTTGCTGGTCAAGGAGTTGAGGTTCGTCAGCAAATCCTGAGCATCACCCAGCCAACTCGCGCGCGCGCTATTTTTTTCTTCTTCTTTTGCAGAAGAAGGTGAAGAAGAAGAAGAAGACTCTGCGTGACGGATGCGTGACG